ATCAATGACGCTTACTGATGAACCATCCTGCTCGCGATTCCTTTTAAGGTAATAAAGATCAGCCATTAGTGAATCGATCGTAAGAGCGGCACCTAAGTTGTCTTTAATACGGTTAGACTCACGAAGAAGAGATTTAATGCCAAGTGCATTAGATTTATATTCTAATGTACAAGAATTGTCCTCTGGATCAGTTACTGCAGGTAACTGCATGTAGGTTTCAGGAGTTTGCTTGTCGGAAAGCGCTTGATTGTACCAAACACCCCTAGTCCATTGGTCACTTGATGCTTTAGCAGCAATTTTGTTTTGCTCAGCTAAAGGTTGGTAAACCATAGATTTAAGATAAGGATTAACTTTTCCGGACATAACCTTAGCAAGTGTCTCCTTGTAAGACTCATCAACTTGACGAGATTCACGAGTTGTTTGCAACCAGTTGACGATCAACTTAACGCTGAGATCGGTTGGTTGGTTACGACACCATTCCTCGAAGTCATTAACATTGTTGGCAATTGTTTGAATAACACCAACACTAAGCTCGTAGTCAAGTTTACCAACATAAGTACCCCAATTAGCGGCAGAAAAGCCACTAGACTCTTGGCCACCAGAAATAGTAGCTTGTTTGATATCTGCACCAATTGGACGAACAGTAACATCAGCCATTGAAATTGCGTTAGCAACTGCAGCTGATCCTAATATTTTAAACTGTACCTCAACTGCTGCTCCTGATGCATCCCAACCATTAAATACTAAAAATCCGCCGGGTAGAAAATATCTTTCAATTCCTGTAACACTACCTGAAGCCCAATCTGACGCACCAAGGTCAACACGAAGAACTCGGTCTCCGTCATCAGCTGCATCAACATTATAAGCTGCATCTGCTGGAGAAGTCGCATCTGCTGCAGTATTTGCACTAACAGTAAAGTAATTCGCATTCATTACAGAACGCTGACGTCGCTGAATGTATGGAAGGATCATGGATTGCTCAGCAACATTTACTTTATTAATAAGAGGTTTAATGTTTGTAATTGAGCTGTTAAGAAGTGTAGTAAGTCCACGCTCTTGCACTCCAAGCATATTAGCTTCTGCAGAGTTTGCTATCACGCGAGCTAAATCAATTTCCTTGTTACTTAATGCTTCAAATTCCGCGGGAGTTAAACCTTTAATAGAAGCGTTTGTAAGTGTACAACCAGTAGAATCGTCTACTCTAATTATTCGACCAACGCCAGGGTTACGAACTAAAGGTTCGCCGATTTGTCCTGAGTTCGCTGATGATGCGGTTGGTGTTGGAAGAGATGAGTTAGTAGCCATGATATTATATGTTGTTAGTTACGTTAAAATTCGTGTAACACCATATTATCAAAAAAAACGCCCCCTCCGCAAAAAACGGAACATTTTATCTGAATTTAACTATTTACTGGCTCTAACTGATATTTTAGGGGGTTTCCTAAAATATGTTTTAGTTACCCAAAACCCAACACATTCAATAAAGCGTTATTCTTTTTTGATGTTGTCTTGGCGTTTAAATTATTCCCTGGTCTAGGAGTAGTATTAACGACAGGAGGTTTTTCTGCAACTTGTTGAACTTCGGGCTCTTGTGAATTTTGACTTGCAACTTGCTGCTTAACATAACCGGAATTTTTCAACATATCTCGCTGACCAGTTAGTGCTGAGTTAACCTGCTCTTGTGTGCGTAACGCTAGAATTTTAAGCAAATCATCATCAGACCAAGTATAGTATTCTGATCTTCTATTTTCAGGTAAAGAAAAATATCTTTCCCTTCTCATGAACACTTTACCGTCTTGTTCTGTTTGACCTGACTTAATAAAGTTACCTTGCTCGAGGTTTACCCAATCAATAAGTTCTTTATGGATAGCGTTTGACTCATCTAAATCTACAGTCTTAAGAAAGATGTCAGTTAATGTATCACCGTATGTAAGTAAGCGCTTTGATGCATTATCCATTATTTGATATTCTAGTGGATTTTCTTTTGCAAACTTACCGATAGCTTCTTCTCCGCCTTTTTCAAATGTTTCTCTATACTCTTCAGGAATTACAACTTTCTGAGCCATATTGCGAAAATTACTCTTTGCTTGATTTACAGCAGGTGCTTTTTCAGCACGTTCAAGTTTTTTTCTAAGTTTTTCGGTTTCAGGCTCGAGTTCTTTTCTAACTTCATTTTTAGCTTCGTTAATCCACATGCTGCGCTCTATTTTCTTTGCATCAACTTGCGTTAACTTAGGTCGATTGCGCTCTATAAATGTAGCGTAGTCATCGTCTTCGCTTGGATTATAGTGAGGGTCATCATTGATTTTTTTATCTAAAAATGATTTAGATTTAGTAAAGAAATCCTTAAACTTAACGTCATACCCCTTGTACTCGTCGCCCATGTTCTTAGAGGCATACTTAGCTAAATTGTAAACCTCTTGTTCTTCAGGTAAAAGTTCATTTAAATATTCATCTTCTTCATCCAAAGGTTCTTCGTCCTGTAGATTAAGCTGTGGTTTAATGTCTTCCGGTATATCGGGGTCGACTACTTTGCGAAGTTTTTTCTTTTTAGGCTCCGCTTTATTTGGCTCAACTGTATTTTCTTCAACTTGCTCTTCAGGTTTTTTTTCTTCTTCCTGATTTACTTCAGTAGGTTGGTCGAGTTCGTCGACTGCCTCGTTAAGCGTCATTGGGGGTGGGGCTTCATTTTCCTCTACCTCAGAGTCAGAAGAGTCATCTTCTTCTATTTCAAATAGGGTTTTAAATAATGGGTTGGCTTGAGGAGCTTGCTCGGGCTGAGATACTTCAGCTTGCGGTTCCTCAGCTACTACTTCTTCGATAACTTCTTCGCTCATAGTTGTGCTTGTTGATTAGGTGATGTCATTGCTTGTTGATCTGGTTGAGGTTGAGGCTCAGCGGAAACCCCTGGTGCTACTTCCCCTTCTTGTAAATCTTCTGCTCGAGCTTCTTTTGATATTAAAGCTTGAACTGCTTTTAATACCTCTGGCCACTGCTCCTTAATCTTACTTAAAAATTGATCATTGCCTACATTCTGTAATTCTTGCTCTTGATCCATTTCGTCTGTTTCGAGCTTTAAGTCATGGGCTCCTGACATGCGAAATATTTCATTAAACATTTCAAATATACGCTCACGACCTAATGCTTGAGCCATGTCAGGGACTTGCAATAATTGCATTAATATTTGCCCTAAGGTTTGTGCCGACTGTGTGTCTCTTGCTCTTTCGGCACCATCTCTAGCACCAAATAAATATTCGTAAACTAATGTTTTTGGATTACCAATAACATTCCTTTTGCTCATTTTCTCATCACCTGATGTCTCAACCTCAAACCCTGCTTCTCTAATTATGTTCTCAGAATACCGACCCTTTATCGGAACAACAAATTTGTCATTCGAGCATGTAACTAAATGTTCATATAAAACCTTTTTCATTGCGGATCTCATGTCGTCTATGCCCTCTGAAATAAAAGAGTAAATTGCATTTGTCGTGTTACTGATCTCGGCAACTTCGGTAGCACTAATCTCTCTTGGAGCGGGCTGACCCAGCTCTTGAGGAGACAGGATCAGCATCCGCTCTACGAGATTAAGCAACTGGAGGATCGCTTGAATAGACTGGTTGACACCAGCGGAAAGTTCTTTTTGTACATCTACAACTTTAATAAAGTCCTGTGAATTAATGCCAAGATCTGCAGCTTTTTGACCTGAGTAGAATAATGCTTTTGGCTTTGAATAAAAAGTGTCTTCAGATAGTGCGTCCTTGATGTAATCCTTTACATCGTCATCAAGAGCATCTTGGTCTATAGCAAATATCTTAAACATGCTCATCTTCATATGCTCAAGCATTGAACTAAGTATATTAGTCAACTGATCCTGGTATGGCATGATTTCGTGAGCTACTGATATATTCGCCATGCGATCATCATTCTCATTAATGCCACCATAAACAGCCGGAAGCGAAGGTAGGTATTCTGCATAAACTACGGTTTGATCACTTGCTACTGTAAACTTTAACCAAACATCGTGTGGGTAGTCCCCTAGTCTATCTCTCTTCGGGTTTACTTTCATGCACATTTGGGTAACAAACATTCCTTTGTCGTCATCCTCGGATGCGTATAAACCTGTTGTAGCTACCCTCTCATTCTGAAATGAAAATTGATCTCCTATTTTTGGGAATACTATATCATCACCAAAGTAGTAACCGAAGAAATCAGAGTGTTCTTTATATAGGCTCGATAGACTATTCGTTACGCTTATTTCATCCGTATTCCATGTTGCTGTATTATTATGAATATCTCCATATCTTACTATATCCCAAAACCCTATCCATTCAGGACCATGGTTATTATTTACATCATGTAAAGGCTTGGAGGTATCTCTGATAATCCGAGTTGGGTGTGGAGTCACGAACCTAACTCCACTTTTTTCAACATGAGACTCCATCTTGTCTTCGCCTGTAATATCATCCTTAGACATTTTCCATTGAATATCTTCTGTCCATGAAGCGTCTGGGAATGCAACAGAATGTCCATACATAAACATCTGCCTAATAATTTGCTCAAATTGATGCCTGTAACCAAATTGGTCGACCATCATTTCTACCCGCTGAGATAACACATCCGCACGTAGTTTATCTGCCAACTGAGTGCTTCTAGGTTCGTATTTAAAATAAGGGTATAGATTACTAAATCTATGACTTTGTGCGGCGACCCTTCTTGTTACATAAGATCTTATTAAATTAATTGAAACTTCGTATAAGCGAAGCGCGTTCACGCTTTTTAGTTCGCCTTCGTCTCCGTACTCGCAAAATTTATTTGCAACTTCAAGATCCTGCAACTTGTCGTGACACTGGTCGATTGAAATTTTTCCTTGTGCGTACTGTAATAACGGAATGGTAGATTTATTGATTGGTATAGAGTCCCATGCCATATCTACGGACATATATAATTTTGCATGACTCGCACACGAACGAATGCCCTCAAGTATTCTTGATTGTATAAGGTCTTGGAATCTTTCTCTTACTTCCCAATTTTCTCCACCCTCTTTTGCTGTAAATATATCCCTTAGTCTTTCGGGCGTGCATCCGTATTTTTTTAGTATGTCCTTGTTAACCATTTTATTAAAATTTAAATAGATTATTAATGGTATCCTTAGTGTAGTTACTTAGATACCTGTGTTCCAAAATAGTTAGTAAGAGGGCAAGGGGTCCATCGAATGATTTTGTTGAATATATTTTTTTGCGGAAGCTGGTATGCCTCTCGTGTACGAGGGATGAAAGTTCCCCGTAGTTTATGTTTAGGAATCCGCAAAGCCGATCCACCCTCTCTTTGTTCCATCTTCTTCTTATATTTAAATGCTCGTAATGAGCATCAATTGCCAAAGAAGCAGAGGTTGTATAGGAGGATTCACCCGGAAGTTTCTTCCTGCTCGTCGTCGACTTCGGATTCTTCGGTCTCGTCTTCGTCCGTACTTGCTTGATCTTCATTTGAAGTAATAGTAATCCCCTTTTTGTCCTCAAAAGAACCTGTAAACCTTTTTTCTGTTAATTCCTTAACCTGAAAAGACCCACTTATCTTTACTACATCCCCAACACTTACATCCTCTAACATGTCCAGTATATCTGGGAACATTTCTAGGTCTATATTTATAGCTGATTCCATATGCATATTTGAAACTTATGTTTTCGTGTTACAAAAATCAAGCACCAATGTCCATGATTTCTGTTTTAACATTCGTGGTTGGATTTGAGAACGATGCATCATAGTAAAGGAACACATAAGACATGGCGTCAAATGGATGTACATAAATGCTTCTCTTGGGTTTAAATGAAATATTTGGATCGTAAGATTTGCCCTGTTTTTCTGAAACTAAATTTTTAAACATTTTAATTATAGCTGTGCATTGAGAGCTTACCATAAATTGATCGGTTTGCAGTTTTCCAATAGTAAGCCTTACTCTTGACTCAACCGATCCCTGAAATTTAGGGCATGCCTTCATCCTAAATGTTGGTAGCTCAAAAGTTTCCGCTTTAGATTTATATATTTCCTCAATGTCCTTAACATCATACGATCCTGTTTTAGCTCTAAATTGATTAAATGCAGAATTATCAGATACATGTTGAAATGTAAATTTATGTTCACATTTTCGATTCCAATATGACATTTTTCTCATCACTAATGGTATTATTGTAGTGTAGGGAAGCTTTTTGTTTATTGTTACAAACTCATCAAACACCGTCCATATAGTTCGATCACTTCCAGGAAGGGCTTGCATAAAAATAACTGCGTTATTTACAGAACCAGGATCCCACCCAATAAGAATTGGAAATTCGGTATTCGGTAGTATTCCAGTTTTAGCATCCCCGACCTCATGTAGTGATTTATTGTAATATGGACCAAAAATAGCGTCTCCAGCGGGTCTATCAACCCACTCACCCCTAACCATCCTTGCTTCTTCAACTGGATCAGTCTTAACCGCTTCCATTATTCGGTCGTAATAACCGGGAGGTAAATTTTGTTCATTTTCCTTTATGGGGACATGGTATGTTGAGTAGTCGTCATTCCAGACTTTTTCCCCGTCTACATCTCTCCATGGTTCCTCGAAAAACCTTTTATACACCCAATGACTCGGCCCATCGGGATTGCATGCTGCTAAATATTGCTGAGGACCGTGTATACCCTGCCTTCTCCCTAACTGCTGAACTACAGAATTAAAATAGTCAGCTGTGTCAAGATTTGTTAATTCATCAACAAATACCAAGCTAGGTTCAAATCCTTTTACTCTATCTTTAATAAAAG